TGGAATTGAGGGATGGCGGAAGACGGCGGACGGTCTTGGAGTCGACCTCGCCGGTGCCGCGCTCGATCGCGCGCTCGACTCGGGAACGCCCGGCGGCGCGGGCATCCCCGCTGAGTGCCTGCGTGAGTTCCCGACGATAGTCCGGATCCTCGAGGAGGCGCTGGGCGACCTTGCGCTCATAGGCCTGCGGATCGCCGCCGATCTCGCGCAGCACCTGTTGCTCATTGTGCCAGCGCATCAGGGCCTTGCCCGGATTGGGGGCATTCCAGATGCGTTGCACCTGGGCACGGGCGGCAGGATCCTGCGGATTCTGCGAGGTGAGCGCTCGGAAGGCTTCGGTGAAGGCTTCGCCATGCTCTTCCGCGGTTTCCGAGAACGAGGAGTTGACATGGCGCTCGGTCAGGCTGCGCTCGATCTCCTCGCGCTGCCGGCGCGCCCAGGCATCCGGATCTGCGAAGATGTCGGGCTTTTCCGGCTCTTCGGCCTTGGGCTCTCTATCGCGCTTGAGGGCCTCGATCTCGGCCTCCAGCCGGCGCACGCGTTGACGTTCGGTCTCGCGTTCGGCCTCCGCGACACGGCGGCCCTCCGCTTCTTCGCGTAGCCTGGCAGACGGAATACGTCCGCGCCGATCGGGTTCCCGATCGCGCGCGGCGATACGGCCGTCACGATCATCCGGTTCGGTGCGGTCCGGCTCTTCGTCGCCTTCGCCTTCGTCCTCGTCCTGCGGCTCGTCCTCGTCGTCCTCGTCTCCCTCCTCGAGCTCACCGTCCTCATCGGTCGGCCAGCCGTCATCGGTATCCATTTCCTCAAGCGACCGATCGCCGTCGTTTTCGTCGGGCTCCCGGTTGGTCGCTTCGTCGAAGATTTCCTGTTCCGTTTCGGCGATCGCTTCGCCGATCAGCTCCTCCAGCGGAGGAGTAGCTCTGGGGGTTTTTGCCATGGGGTTCTCACACGGTTTCGCGGTGTGCGCGGGTCAGCCCGGAATCCGCCGGCTGGCGCGGTCAGTCGATGTCGTTCGGCCGGGACGGGGCGGAATTGGAGGAGCGAGTAGCGAAGTAGCGAAATAGCGAACTAGCGAGTAGCGAGTAGCGAATAGGGAAGCTCCTCTACTCGCTACCTCGCTATTTCCCTACTCGCTCTTTTCGCTACTCGTTCCTCCAGCCCTCCGCTTGGGCTTGGCTTCATTTCGCTGAAGCCGGGCGATCTCTCTGCGCAGGCGGCCGATCTCGGTCCGCTGGGCGGTCACCAATGCGCCTTTGGCCACGAGCTGCTTTGCAAGCTCGATGTTGCGATTGCGCAATTCCTTGATGGCATGGGCATCGATCAGGCTATGGCGCATGGCCTATTGCTGGAAGCCCCAGGCATTGACGTCCTGATTGACGCCTCCGGCGCCGAGTGCGCCCGCCGCGACCGTGACGGTGGTATTGACGGCGCTGCCGGGGATGCACGGCGTAATCGGATGAATAATGTTTGCCCCGGTGGTGCCGACGGCCGTAACCGGCGCGCCGACCGAAAACGTAAAGGTGCCGGCAGCCGTCATCACCACGTTGATGGTAATTGCCGTCGTGGCGCTGCCGGGAGAAACGCTGAATCCGCAGATGTAGGTGAACTTTCCGGCCGCCGCGGGAAGTGTCGCCGTCGCACCGGCGGTGGTTCCGGTCGCCGCATTCGAGACCGGAGTTGCGCCGGGCGGATATCCGGCCCCGGCCGTTCCCGCCGCAATAGTGCCTTGCGTGACCGGCAGCGGTGTAGCGGCACTACATGGCACGGCCGCATTGCCGCCGGTGACACACATTTCGACGACGCCGGGAACGATTTGGTTTCCCGGCGTTTGCCAGTTGCTGGAATTATTGGCCTGTCCGAACGCCAGCGAGGCCCGGAGGCAAGCGACGGCAATTATAGCAATTTTGCGAAATTTCATGCCGCATTCCTCTTGGGCCGCGCCGCGGCCTTGCGCTTCTGCGCATGCTGAATTTGCTGCGTACGGCGCTGTTCCTGAAGCTCTTGCATTTTGAAGATGTGCTGGCGTCGCGTCCGCTCCATCTCCAATTGGATCTTCTCGCGGTCGGCCGCCTCGCGCTCGCGCTGCATTTGGGCGTCGACCTGGGCCTGCGCCTGGTCCTGCTGCGCGTTCATCAGTTCGGCCTGGGCCGCGATCTTCGCCTTGGCGATCTCGGCTTGACCTTTCTGCTGGGCGGTCTGCGCCTTGATCATTTCGCCCTGTGCCTTCGGATCGGGCTTCCGGGCGGCCTGCTGTTCGGCCTGCGCGAGTTTCTGTTCGATCGACTTCTTCATGCTCGACGGCATCGGCATGAACTCGAGCTTGATCTGCCACGGGATGGTCGGATCGTCCTTGATCATCTCGTAGGCGTCTTGCATCAGGTTCGCGTTATCGGGGCCTTCATCAAGCATGATGTCGACATCGAGCGCGCCCACCGCATTAACAATGGTCGGCTGGCCCCATTGGTTGAGGCCGAGCTTGTTGAGATGCAGGAATTGCGCCAGGCCGTCCGACTGGTTGATCCGCACGTAGCGCTCCGAAGTCCAATTCTGCTGGATGGCATTCCACACCGCGCGATAAACCCTGATCTTCCAGGCGCGATAATTGCGCAGGAACGATCCGATTTCCGCGATGCCGGCCTTCTGCAACAAGTTGATGGCGACGCCGGAATGCTCGTTCTGGCCGTCCTGGGCGAGGATTGCCGGGTTGATGTTGGCGAACGAATCGATTTCGTGGCCGGCGTCCTGCATCAGGGCGAGATGCGCTTGCAGGTCCTGCGTCTTATCCGCCGGCGTCGGCGCATCGAAGCCCATGTTGTATTCGACGACGCCGTCGGGCCGCGCGTTCTCGCGCCGCGCGGTCTCGACATCGTCGACCGCACCCTTCTGCAGCGTGAGCTTCGTGACATTGGAGATGTGGAGCGCCTTGGAGCGGCGCTGGTTCAGCTCGTCCTGCGGACCTTTGAGATTGCGGATGAAGCCGTAGCGGTCGCCGTCGTGATCCACCGCGGCCGAGAACATGATGAACCGGTTCATCGACCGCTTTTTTTCATCGCGGAACGGCGACTCGCCTTGGGCCAATAGAATGAAGCTGCAATAGAATGCCCAATACCAGCGATTGCGATGCTTGTACCAATGTTCCACGAGCCGAAGCCGGTGCTCGTTCACATAAACCCACTTGTATTCGCGATCCGCGTGAGTAGTGAGATCGAACCCGGTTTCCACCATCAGGGTGCGAAGCTCTTCCTCCTTGTCGGGGAATAGTTCGATGGCGGCCTCTACATCGAGCCACTTCGCAATTCCCATATAGCGCGCATCGGAAAAATCAGGCTTAAAGCTGCGAGGATCGTAAAAGAAATCGTCGCCGAAAATGAAATCGGCCCCCACGTCCGGATCGTCATGGTCGCCTTCGATCAACTTGAGTTCGATGCCGGCGATGCCCTCGGTGGCGGCCTGGGTGGCGCAGTAATTGTCGAGGAACTGCCATTCGTTGGCATCGAGCACCGAGCGCACGGATTGCGTCGCGATCTCGGCGCCGTCGGCATTACGCGGGTTGCGCGGATAGGCCTTGGGGTCCTGGCGCAGGCGTTGCAACAGGCCCGCGACGCCGTCGATCTTGCGGGCAGTGCGATTGTAGGTGATGACCGGCTGCCGGCGTTCGCGAAGGACGCGGATTTCCTCCGGCGTCCATTGCGCGCCGTGGTAATAATGGCGCGATAACTTCTGTTCTTCGTATTCGAGCACCTTGGCGGCGAGATAGTCGAGGTATTGCTGCCGCAGGCGCGACACCGGGAACATTCCGTCGGCGTCGCCGGACCAATCGAATTCGTCGGGCGAATGCGTGCCCCAATTGCCGACGGTGCCGGTCCGGGAGACGAAGTTCGCGGGCATGGATTACTCAGAGATCGGGGAACAGTTCGGTCAACAAAAGCTCTTGCGAAAGCTTCGGCGCGGGTCGTGGCTTCGGTTTTGGTTGATCAAATGCGGATACCTTGATTTTATAATCCGTTGCCAACCATTCCGCCTGCCGCTTGTCGCGCCACGTTTCAAGTTCCGTCCGGAGTTTCTTTGCGCTGCTGTGGCCGTCCGCGATCATGGCAAGCACGACCTGGGCGCCGAATTCGTTCGCCAGGTCGCGCATCGGTTCGGAGAGCTTGTCGATTGCCCGCATGACGCGGGCGGCGTCGGGGTCAGGCATCGCCTTGCGGCGGTGCGTCCGCCTTGCGCTGCGCCAGCACGGCCTGCGCTTCCTGTTCGTAGTCCATGCAGTCCTTGGTCGCCTGGTCGGCGGCAATATCGATCGACTGGGTGCAACCGGCGCAATAAATGAACAGGTTGGCGGCGCGCTGGTACCCCGACATGAAGATGAACCGGGCATCCTGGAGCTGCTTGGGCGTCAGATTGCCGAGCATGGCGTCCGCGACTAGGTCATCCCAGGCCGCTTTGGCATCGGGGAATACGTCGACATGCGTGAGGCCGTCCAGGAAGGCCTGGCGCTCGTCCTTCTTTGCCTTATTGGCGGCCTTGTGCTTTGCATTGCCGGCTTTGGGCTTAGGCATATCGCTCGTCCGTCGTCCATCGCTCGCCCTGCCGCAGGCTCGCCACCCATTCCGTCACCATGGCGACGATATCATCCTGCGAAGCGTGGCAGAACGGACTTTCGTTCGTCACCGTCTTACGCTTGCCCCCGAGCTGCATGATGAGGCCGTAGGGCTGAGCGCTTGTCGAAGCCTTGCCGGCGGCAAGGGGACTCGATTCCGCAACCCGAAAGGTGCTGATGCGGGCGCCGTCGCAGAGCTTGGCCAGGATCATGTTGACCCCGGCATTGAATTCGCGCTCTTCCTGATCGGGGAGGAGGAAGCTCATAGCAACTTCACCGAGGACTGCACGTCATGCTCCGGCGGCTCGCCCGGCGGCGCATAGGCGTCCTTCGGTATATCCTGTTTCTCCGGCGTCCGCATCCAGGGCCGGCTCGAACAGGCGTAGCGCCAATCGTCGGCGGCATGATCCTCGCTCTCGGTGTCGAGGTCCTCGGCCCGCGCCGGATCGTGCTGGAGGAGCGGGATGGTGCGGATCGACGCCGTACAGGTGTCGAAGCAGTAGATCATCGGGACACCGGCGTTGCCGATGATCCGGGCCCGCATGGCGTCCCAGCCGTTCATGGGGCCGCGACGGTCGCGGCCGGCGTTCTGGGCGACGCGGGTGTTGTCGGCGGCCCGGAACGAAGCCATCTTGCGGGCCGCGAGCTTGGAATTGATCCGCTCCGCGATCGACGGGCCTCCATCGACCGCAAAAGCCGCCGGGTCGAGCACCGCATAGGCGAGGCGCGGATCGTCTTTTTCACGTGAAACGATGCCGTCGGCGACGGCTTCCGCGGTCAGCTTGAGGCCTTTGCCCCCGGCCGCGGGATCGGTTGAGCCGTACCACTCGCGATAACGAACCATAGCGCCACGCGGCAGGGTCGGCCGTTGATGATCATCCTGTACGACAGCCCACCATCCGACGCTGAAAGGAGAGGCGCTACCCCAGTCCGCAGAGCGAAAGCGGACCCACGTCTTGGGGACCTCCATTGGCTGGATGACGTTCTTTTGCGACCAGCAGTCAAAGAACGCTCCCTCGATCGCAGTCCAATCGCCGTCAAGCCACGCTTTGACGAGCTGGGCGGAACCTACCAGGTAGAGCCGGTTGACGTAAGTCGGGTCGCGCTCCATCAAAATCGCGTTGTCGCGCAGCCGCGACGGGATCACCGCGACCGCATGCGAACTGCCGTTCGGCAGCTTGCGGGCGAGCGCCCGCGGCCTCACCGGAAACGGATGCAGCTCGTAGCGGCTGCGAATCCAGTGCTGACCGGGGCCGCCCGGATTGCCGGTCAAAATCATCTGCACCGGCACCCCATGAACCGAGCGGAGTACGCCGAACAGGCGCCAGATGGCGTCCGGCGTGGCATAAAGACCGGCTTCCTCGATCCATACGTCAGTGAGATTGCGGCCCTGCCAGGCGTCCGCATCCTTGATCGAATCGAGATAGCCGAAACCGATACGCCCGCCATGCGGCATCCGCCACTTGCCCTCGATCATCTTGGCGCCGAGGGCACCGTAAATCTCGCGGCTGCGTTCGATGGCGTCTTCCGAGGCTACCATCGTCCGGCGGAACATCATGCCGTTGAAGGCAGCGCCATAGCGCCTTTCCTTCAGCGCCCATTTGCCGAGCACGCCATCGGTTTTGCCACCGCCGCGGGCGCCGCCGAAGAAGATTTCCGGCAGCGGGCAATCAACGAGCGCGCTTTGTGGGCCTTTTTGCGGTTGCCACGCGACGCGCTGGCTTGGTTGGTTTGGTTGGTCCTGGTTCGCAAGATGGCTCGGCGTATTTTGCCGTCCACTCATCCGAGTCGAGAGGTCGGTCAGCAATCACATACACCGGCTTCACGTTGATATCGATGGCCGCACGCGGCGCACCATGGCCGTAGGCGAGGATGATCTTTGCTGCCGCCACATATTGAAACGGGTCCTTGAGAGCCAGCACGAGAGCTGATAGCGCCTCCGCCGTATATTTCTGGGCCTCCAGGCGCAAATCGGCATTGATTTTATTGGTGCTGCCCTTCTTCCGACCACCTGTTTTGGGGATGCCGCGGGGTCGACCGGCCATTTCTATTAATTTCTATTTCCGGCGGCTCACGCGCTCATCCTCTGATGCGCCCGATCGGAGATCAGGCCGCGCTTGCGCAGCGACTTGACCTTGGCGCCGTACTTCTTGCCTTTGTCGGCGGCGTGAAATTCCTTCGCCACTTTCACCGGAATTCCCGCTGCGGAGCCGGTGGGGCGCCAGCCGTGCGCGATGGCCGACATGGTCTTGGCTTGAAGAGGCGAGGTCGAGGGCATCGAACTGAGGGCTTCTCGAAGTTTGTTCAGCTCGCCAATTCGCGAAGAGCCTTGAGCTGCGCAATGATGCTCGGCGAGCACGGCCCGTTGTGTTTCATCTGGTTT